CTTACCTTGAGAACAGTAATGGCTACAAGAGCGGCACACCACGCTCCAACCACTAACCAATAACACACACTATATTAGCAGTTAAGCCCGATATAGCCAATAACAACCAACATAATACGAATTATGAAAATAGAAATAGAACCAATCGAGCTGACATTAAAGCAGCACAGCCAATCCGTCAGCATAACAGGAGATGCTGGATGATAAAAATAAGTAAGGTGGTGACAAATCGCTGACAAACTTTGTCAAAACAGGGTAAACAAAGGCAAGTGTGAGGTGACAATTAAATTAAAATATCGTTGCTGATCAATGCGTTGACACCTATGCAAAAAAAGTTAAGCTGTTCATCAAGACATGGTAAATGTCTTTTTTGTCACCTCACGCTGTAACCCTATTGAAATATAAGCATTTTTAAACAAACACTTATCCGTTTTGTTCCTAAGTATTTATTTGCTTAGGTGACAAATCACTGACAAATACTTTGACTATGGACACACAACTCACACAAGACGAACTCAACAACGATATGACCACCGTCGGTGTGGGTCGCTACCGAAATAAGGTAGAGGGAGCCCGTGCTCGTGGGATGGAGAGTGAGACGTCTTATGGGCAAAGACTCATACGTGGAGCTCTGCCTTCATATATCAAAGCACTGGATGATGTAAAAGCAAAGTGGCTTCCAATTAAGAACAAAGGACGTTGGCAGTTAGACATCCTACAGATCCCTTCTGAGAAGCTGGGGTTCCTTGTTATCCGCACTGTCCTAGACCAGCTTACACAGAACTCTAAGATGACCGCCATGTGTACCAAGGTGGGCAACGTCATCGATTACCAACGCCGCTCCGAGTATCTTGTTCGTAACAACCCAAAGGGTGAAGGGATCGTCCTAGGGGCTACCCGTAAGAGCGGCTGGCAAGCTACCAAGAACCACATCCGACTCAGTATGAAGCACGAGGTCGAGAAAGGTTCGATGGAAGACCTCCCTACGTGGACACGCCGAGACGTAGCAACAGCAGGAATCAACCTAGTGGAACTCCTTCGGGACGTCACAGGGATCATTGAGTATCGGTTCATCACTGACACAGGACGCAGGAACCCTACAAGGTACGTCACAGCCTCTCCAGACACCCTCAAGTGGATTGATGAGTTCAACTATCACAAGGAAATCATAAGCCCCTTCTGGCTCCCTACAGTGGATACACCGATGGAGTGGAAGAACGTATGGGAAGGCGGCTACAAGACGGAAGACAACGCTCTTCCCAAGCTTCCCTTTATTAAGTCAACCAACATGGACTTCCTTCGGGGCATTGAAGGCAAGATTGAGGAGCCTATGGAGGCTTGTAATCTTGTTCAGCAGACACCTTGGAAGATTAACGAAGAAGTCCTACAGACGATGCAGTGGGCTTGGAAGAACTCGGTAAAGGTAGGAGGACTCCCTAGCCGTGATGACGAGGTGATGCCTGACATCCCCGATGACTTCCACGACAACAAACTTAGCAACCTCCAGTGGCGTACAATGGCTTCAGGCGTCCACAAGCGCAACATGAGTACACGCTCAAGACGCCTATTGGTAGCCAAAGTGCTTTACCTAGCAGAGAAGCTTACAGGTAGTCGGTTCTTCTATCCGTCACACTGTGACTTCCGAGGTCGTGTGTATAACATCCCTGCCTTCCTAGGCATCCAAGGCCCTGATATGTGCCGTGGGCTTCTTAGGTTCGCTAGACCTCAACGTATTAAGACAGCAACAGACCGCAAGTGGTTAGCTATTCAAGGTGCTAACACTTGGGGCTACGATAAAGTCACACTCGACCAACGCGCTGAGTGGGCTGAGAACTTTTCCAAGGACGCTATCCGTATCGCAGCTAACCCTACCAAAGAGTTACTATGGACAGAAGCGGGTGACCCCTGGCAATTCCTTGCGTGGTGTCTTGAATGGGCCACACTACAGAACACGGGTAAGCTAGATACCTACCTCCCAGTGAATATGGACGCTACCAATAATGGGCTCCAGATTCTCTCTATGCTTACCCGTGACCCCTACGGTATGACTGCTACGAATGTGTTACCTACAGACACGCCAGCAGACATCTACGGGGTGGTCGCAAAACAAGCGGAGGTCATCCTTAAAGCACAGGCAGAGACTGGAGATGCCATCTCTAATGCTTGGGTCAACTTTGGAATAGACCGTAAGACAACCAAGCGCCCCGTAATGTGTTACTCGTATGGGCTAACTGAATACAGTAATCGCTTGTATATCTCTGACTGGTACGAAGACCAGATACACGGAGAAGGACGCACAAGACCCTTTGACGAGAAGGAGAAGTATCTTGCCATCCACGTGCTTGCTAAAGCCATCTGGAAGGGCATTGAGAGCGTCCTAGAGAAGCCCAAGGAATGTATGAAGTGGTTCCAAGACTGTGCCGCTATGCTTACCGAAGCTGAGCTCCCTGTGTCTTGGGTGACGCCTAGTGGCTTCCCTGTTCACCAAGAGTATTTCAACTTCACCAGTAAGAACATCAAGACTTGGATTAGTGGAACAGCTACCCACATTCGTTTTCGTGAGAACGACGATAAGCTTTCCAAGGTACGCCAGCGTAATGGAGTGAGCCCTAACTTTGTTCACTCGCTAGATGCCGCTGCGCTCCACAAAACAATCATCAAAGCCAATAAAGAGGAAGGAATCTATGACTTTGCTTTTATACATGACAGCTACGGAACACACGCCACAGGATGTGAAGCTCTGAGTAAAAGTTTGCGAAATGTATTTATTTCTATGTTTAGTGTTGACCTCCTTCGGGATTGGAAACATCAATTAGAACAGCAATCGGGATTAGAGCTTCCTGAGCCGCCAGAATATGGCACTGCTGACATCTCCAAAATCAAAGATAGCACATATTTCTTCAGTTAGCACTTCGCTGACTGTCCGTAAAAACCACCGATAACAGGTAATAGTAAAAACAAAATGAGTAAATTAATCACAACACCAAAAGGTAAAGCAGTATGGCCACGCATCGACACACCAGACACTAAGTTTGATGAAGATGGCGTGTACTCTTGTAAGCTCCACGTAAGTGAAGGCGAGTTCAAAGCTTTCGAGGCAATCGTAAAGCCTAAGCTTGATGCCGCTTACAAAGAAGAGTGCAGTCGCCAAGGCAAAGACAAGATCCGCATGGCAGCGTCATCTCCTCTCCGTATTAACGACGAGGGTGATCACGAGATCTATGCAAAGCAAAAGGCTAAGGCTCACACCAAGACCAAGGGAACTCTTGAGTTCACCATTGCAGCAGTAGACAGCCAAGGGAAGAAGATCGACATGCCTAAGATTGGCAGTGGATCTACCCTCAAGATGGCAGTCGAAGTAAACACTTGGTTCGTTCCAAGTCAGGGCTTCGGTTACACCTTGCGTCTCCGCGCAGTCCAAGTGCTCGACCTAATCGAGTATGGTGGCGGTGATAGCTCCTTCGGCTTTGGTGCTGAAGCAGACGGCTACGTAGGTAGCGGTGAATCCCTCAACCAAGCATTCGAAGTAGCTGATGAAGCGGAAACGTCCAACGCGCCGTTCTAAGTATCGTTCGAAGTTCGAAGAGACAGTAGCCTCCGCCTTAAATGCGGCGGGGGTTACCCACTCTTACGAGTCGATGAAACTGGATTACACGAGGGTCTGTAAATACACACCAGACTTCGTTTTAGACAATGGAATTATACTGGAGGTAAAGGGCTATTGGATAGCATCAGACCGAACCAAACACCTGCGAGTAAGGGAAGCAAATCCCGAACTGGACATCCGCTTTGTATTTCAACGAGCATCAAACACACTAAGCAAAAAGAGCAAGACCACCTACGGGGACTGGTGCGACAAACACGGGTTCCTGTGGTGCGAGAAAAAGCTCCCACACGAATGGACGATTTAGAGGCAGTAGCCACACACCAACCTTGCCCCGACTGCGGAAGCAGCGATGCACTCACACACAACTCTGACGGAAGCACTAAGTGCTACGCCTGCGGTATCTTCACACCGAACAGAGACAAAACAAAAACACACACAAAAATGGAAGCACAAGTATCACCACTAGGATTCGTAAACGGACAATTCATGGACATAGCCCCAAGGGGTATCCACAGAGACACATGCGTAAAGTATGGGTATCAAATAGGGGAGCTTAACGGCAAGCCTTGTCACGTTGCTAACTATCGCAACCTCGACGGCACACAGGTAGCTCAGAAGTATAGGTTCGCTGATAAGAGCTTTCACTGCAATGGGGCTCCTAATTATTTCTTTGGTCAAAACTTGTGGCCCAATGGTGGCAAGAAGCTGGTCATCACTGAAGGTGAGATTGACTGCCTTACTGTTAGCCAACTCCAAGGCAACAAGTGGCCTGTAGTATCACTACCAAGTGGCGCTCAATCAGCCAAGAGTATCTTCAAGAAACAACTAGAATGGCTCTCCTCTTGGGAAGAGGTCATTGTTATGTTTGATGAAGACAAAGCGGGTCGTGAGGCGGCTGAAAGTGTTGCTCACATCCTTCCCGCTGGCACTTGCAAGATTGCTAGGTTGTCTATGAAAGACCCTAACGAGATGCTCCTAGCTAACAAAGGCGAAGAAGTAATCCAAGCTTTCTGGAACGCTAAGGTCTGGCGTCCTGATGACATTGTGGATGGCACTGAGCTGTATGAGCGTCTCACAGTCCCTAAGGAAAATGATAACATCCCCTACCCTTACCACGGTCTCAACTCGCTTACTCACGGTCTCCGTAAAGGTGAGATTGTTACCTTCTGTGCTGGCTCTGGCATCGGCAAGTCTGCTGTATGTAAAGAGATTGCTCTACACATTCTCAAGACCACTGATCGTAAGCTTGGATACATTGCGCTTGAGGAATCCATTGAGCGCACCGCTAACGGTATCATCGGTCTGGAGATGTCCAAGCCTCTACACCTAGAGCCCTTCACTCCCGATGAAAAGTACAACGAGGCTTACAAGAAGACAGTCGGCTCTGGTCGCTTCTATCTGTATGACCACTGGGGTTCCCTAGACAGTGACAACCTGCTTGGACACATCCGTTATATGGCTAAAGCTATGGATGTAGACTACGTGGTTCTTGATCACCTCTCTATCATTGTATCTGGTATGGGTGACGGAGACGAGCGCCGTATGATTGACAACACTATGACCAAGCTACGGTCACTTGTTGAAGAGACTAACATCGGTGTTGTTCTTGTTAGCCACCTCAAGCGTCCTGAAGGTAAGGGACACGAGGAAGGCGCTGCTACATCCCTAGCACAACTCCGAGGCTCTGCGGCTATCGCTCAGTTGTCCGATATGTGCATTGGCTTAGAGCGCAACCAGCAAGACGTAGAGAACCGTAACAGGACAACATTGCGTGTGCTTAAGAACCGTTTCAGCGGCGAGACAGGCGTAGCTTGTAACCTTCTTTACGACAAAGAAACGTGCCGTCTCTCCGAGGATACTAACCCTCTCTTTGAGGACACCGACGATGCCACCACAGGCTACGGATTCTAATAACCCCTAACCAAAGGAGTATATGAGCAGATGGGTACAAGATTCATCATGGCAGCGAGGACAAGGCGTAGAGTCTACATTCGCTACACTGTTAAACAAACGAACCGATAACGTGAGAGCAGCTAACCTAAGAGAGCAGTTCTCCCACGTTGACTACTTCTCGGACTTTGGAAGCATCGACGTGAAAGCCCGTAAGAGGGTAGCTCGCTCCGATGATAACCTACAAGACGAGTTAGTATGGTTGGAGTTTAAGAACGTCCAAGGAAAACTTGGGTGGCTCTACGGGGCGGCAGAGTGGATTGCCTTTGAGCGTACCGAGGACTTCGTTCTGGTTAAACGCTCTGCCCTAGCAAACGAAGGGGAAACCCTTTGTGCTCTTGGGGATCGTGTAGCTGTAGGAAGTGACGCCCTTTACAAAGGCTACCAACGCAGGGGTCGTAAAGATCTCTTATCAATCGTGAAAATGTCAGACGTCCTAGAGTTGTATCATCAACTATGGACAAAAGACGTTGACACATCCGAACACTAAACATTGATTAAAGCACACACATGAAAACAATAGCTTACTTCGACATCGAAACCAACGGCATCACAGACTGGTCAACACTATCTGACCTTAAAGACCTGCACTGCCTTGTAGTAATAGATCAGAACGGAACAGGAGCGTACCGAGCAGACAGTATCCAACAAGGATTAGATCGTCTCTCCGCTGCTGACCATATCGTAGGACACAACAGCATTGGGTTTGATGCTATCGCTCTCTGGAAGCTCTACGGCTACCGTCACGAGAGTGTATTAGACTCGGCTGTTATTGCCCGCTTTATGTTCCCTGACATCCGCAACGATGACTTCAAGCGCGAAGGTTTCCCGAAGCCCCTCATTGGTTCCCACAGCTTAAAGGCTTGGGGTTATCGCATTGGTAACAACAAGAGCGACCACGGGGAAACTGAAGACTGGTCTCGTTGGTCTCAAGAGATGGAAGACTATTGTGTGCAAGATGTGGAGGTCACTAAGTCTCTCTATGAGTTCTTCCTCAAGAAGGGATTAGGTGGCCTCCAGCAAGCGTGTGACCTAGAGCACGCCTTTGCTAAAGCTATCCGTGTCCAAGAGATGAACGGATTCCCTTTTGACGTTAAAGCAGCAGAAGAACTTACAGCTACCCTTATGGGTCGCCGTGCTGCTCTTGACGTAGAATTGCGTGAGTTATTCGCGCCTACTGAAGAAGTCACCAAGAGTAACTGGTGGCTCGCTCCTGATGGCACAAAGTCCCGCACCAAGAAAGCCTTGGTCGAGAAGGGCTACAAAGCTAAGGAGATAACCAAGGGTGAGTCTGTTGTTAAGACAATCCCGTTCAACCCCAACAGTCGTGATCAGATAGCTGAGCGACTAATGGCTAATGGCTGGAAGCCTAGCTCCTACGAGGGCAAACGACCAGCAATCAACGAGGCGGTACTCAAGGACATCGGTACACCCCAATCCGAGAAACTCCTTGAGTACCTCCTCGTCACGAAGCGGCTCGGTCAAGTGGCTGAGGGTAAGCAAGCATGGCTCAAGCTAGAACGCAACGGACGTATCCACGGCTCTGTAAATACCAACGGAGCTGTCTCTGGTCGCTGTACTCATAGGAATCCTAATGTGGCTCAAGTTCCATCTACTCGTGCTCCTTATGGTGACGAGTGTCGCTCTTGCTTCACTGTTCCAACAGGCAAGGTGCTTGTAGGTGCTGACGCTAGTGGCTTGGAGTTGCGCTGCCTAGCTCACTACTTAGCTTTGTTCGGTGACAAGGAATACGCCAAGACTATCCTTGAAGGTGACATCCACACAGCGAACCAAAAGGCTGCTGGGTTACCTACCCGTGATGACGCCAAGACATTCATCTACGCTTTCCTATATGGTGCAGGTGACGCCAAGATTGGTTCTATTGTTGGTGGTAATGCCAAGCAAGGTAAAGCTCTCAAGGCTTCCTTCATGAAGAAGACACCATCCATCAAGAAGCTCTATGATGCCGTAGCAAATGCCTTGGAAACTAAAGGTATGCTCCGAGGTATCGACGGACGCCCCCTACCTTGTCGCTCTCCTCACTCTGCTGTGAATCTACTACTTCAATCAGCAGGTGCAGTAGTAATGAAGCAAGCACTCATTGAGTTCGTAAAGATGGCAAAGCTTCCCTACGAGATGCACGCTAATGTTCACGATGAGGTTCAGTTCTCTTGTGATCCTAAGCACGCTGATGACCTCGGCAGGACGTTCTGTAACGCTCTAGGGAAAGCTGGCAAGGTTCTTAAATTTAACTGCCCACTAGATGGAGAATACTCTGTCGGGGCTAATTGGAAAGAAACACACTAATACACATGAAAGAAACTAAAAACAAACTCCTACTCATTGACGGTGATATGATACTCTACAAGGCTGCTTGTGCTGCTGAGCAAGAGATGCGCTGGGATGATAACACGTGGACACTTCAGACTAACATGGTGGAAGCCAAAGCTGAGGCAGACCGCAACATTGATACCATCAGTAAAGCGCTCAAGAGTAAGAAGATTAAGGTCTTCTTTACTCCTCGTGTTACGTTCCGTCACGACATGTGGCCTGCCTACAAAGCCAACCGTAAAGACAAGCGTAAGCCTCTAGGTATTGGTGAGCTCCGTGACTGGATGATGGAGGAGTATGACTCTGTTATGTATCCTAACATCGAGGCTGATGACGCTATCGGTATCTGGGCTACTGAAGACCCTGATAACCGTGTTGCTGTCTCTGGTGACAAGGACTTCGGAACACTCCCAATCCACTGGTACAATCACCTCAAGGACATCTTGCGTATCATCAGTAAAGAGGAGGCAGACCACTTCCACCTAGTACAATCCCTAATGGGCGATACTACGGATGGCTTTGGTGGTCTCAAAGGTTGTGGCCCTATGACCGCTAAGAAACTCCTAGATAAGAACGGAGCCACTTGGAAGACTGTTGTAGATGCCTACGAAGCCAAAGGGTTCACCTCTGATGACGCCCTAATGACTGCTCGACTAGCTCGTATCCTTCAACACGGGGACTACGACTTTGAAACCAACGAAGTAACTCTGTGGAACCCTACAAATGCTTAGTCCTATTGACCAACTCGTACACGATATATCACACATAAATAAAATGAATAACACAACTACATCTGTTCTCCCCGACTCTGGGGCTCGCTCCGAGTTCACCACTGGTGCTGTCCGAGATGCCTCCGAAGGAAAGGGGAATCCCTCTTTGATACCTGTAGATGCTCTTCGGGCTGTTGCTCGGAGGTTTGAAGACGGAGCTACCAAGTATGGACGGGATAACTGGAAGCACGGTATCCCTCTAAGTCGCTACGTGGACTCCCTGTATCGTCACCTCTGGCAGCTTATGGAAGGCGATGAGACCGAAGATCACGCAGGTGCTATTATCTGGAACGCTATGTGCCTTACTCAAACCAAGAAGTGGATCGAAGAAGGCAAGCTTCCAAGTGAACTTAACGACCTTTAATATCTAATTAACTACCGTAACGATGGAAATAGACAATCAAGCAGAAATGCCCCCTATTAACAAGTCGCTCCTAGATGCCCTAGAGAGCTCCTTTCCAGCTCAGGATTTCCCTGCAACTGACAGTGTTCCTAAGCTTAACTTTCACTATGGACAACGCTCCGTGGT